CATTGGCCCATTTGTATAAGAGCCTCCGCGATTCTTCCTTCTGGCATCTTCTCGATAGTTCGGATGATCTTTCCCCGTATATCTGAATCCGCCTTTATCAGCACATGCCTTAGAACAGAATTTACGGTTCTTAAACGAGGTAATAGGCTGAGAGCCTTGCTGCATTTTGGCTCCGCAATATTGGCACTTCTTCGTTCTTGAACCTCCCAGCCAGCGCGGATGATCTGCGCCGGTTGGATAATTTCTGTTCCTTTTTCTGCCCTTCCTGAAACCCACTAGCGGCCCTTTCTTAGCCGCATTTTACTACATTAACGGACCGATACTCCAGTCGGCGAGATGTTGTAAATAAAATCTGTCAGGTCTTCCCGGTTGCCAATTGCTTGGAAAGCCTGAAACGTTGCGGTTGGAACAGTCATACCCAGCTCCTATTCTTTTTGTTGTGGGAGCTAAACTAGAAATTAGCTGATCAATAGCTTGGCTACCGCCAAAGCGTCTTGTGTGCTCCCGGTTTTTTTGAGTTGGGCCATTCCCTTTTTCCACGCATCGGCGTTCTGGTCGGGCTTTTCAGCCGTGCCTGGTTTGGAAACCTTGGGCACTGACGCGACCTTCTTTTCCACAGCGGGCTTGGCTGACTGCAACGCACGAAACTTCATGGCGTCGTGCAGCACTTTAATCGCCCGTGGATCGGTGATGGCATTCACTTCTTCTGCTTTGAAACCGTACTCCATTCCTGTTTTAAGAACCTTCCCGTAAAGATCGTTGCTCCATCCGGGAATGTCTTTCGACAGGATTTCCACTGCTTCCTTCGCCTGTTTTTGAAACGTCTCCTTCAATTCGCTCTCTCTGGCTTGAGAAATCTTCTGTCTTTCAGCCTGAATTTGAGCGAGCTTGGCATTGACGTTCTGAACGTGCTGATACCTCTGAGCCCATTCCGCAGGATTCTCAGCTGCCAATTTGTTCCAATCGACGTTTTGGATCTCAGGTGCCAGCGTGTGCCAGATAGCCTGCTCCGCCAATTGAAGCTTCTCGTCGTACTCCTTCAGTTTTGTATCAAGCTGCTTTTTGGACGACTCACGAAGCTCTTCACGCTCTTTTGCAAGAGCCATGGTTTTCTGCGTGTAGTCATAACCCTTTTGGGCAAGCTCGATAGCCTCAGGTTCTTCTACTTCTTTTTCCTCACCGTTATATTTCAGCTTGAGGCGGCGAATTTCCGCCTTAACCTCTTGCTTGGTTTCCTCAGTCTCCTTAGAGACTTCCGTTTCCGGCTTGGCCTCTTCGGTAACCTCGGTGCTTTCGGTTTTTACCTCTTCCTTCGGCTCTTCCTTTGGCTCTTCGGATTCGATGATCCTCAGAGCTGCTTCATGGGCTAACTGTGATTCTGAAACGTACTGAGCTGCCTCAGCGGCTTGGCTCTCTTCCACTTTTTTCTCCTTACGCCTCTACGGGCGTTTTAACCAAACGTATCCTTCAATCTCTGCATGACCCCAGGCTTTCTTTCCTGAAGTTCAAGCTGTTCCTTGGCCAGTCTTCCGGTGTCCATCGTGCTTTGTAGACAACCGAGGAGAGACTGAAGCAGTTCGTATCGCTCGAGGAGTCTTAGCCTGAGCTTGTCGTCCACGATCGCGGCCGACCTCATGCCAGCTAAAAGCGCATCCTCAACCTGCTTTACAGCATCCTTGAAAACCGGGTCCTCTAGAATCTGTTGAGCCTTCCCGGCTCTTCTCAGTTCCTCTTCAGGAGGTTTGGGCTGCATTCCTTGCTGTTTCCTCTCGGCTCTTCAGTTCTTTGTCGTGTTTGGCAAGGTCTACAGCGTGCCCCATGATGTTTTGCGAATGGTCGTGGAGCTGGTCTCGCTCTTGAAGTCTCGCATCGTTGGTCATGGAGAGGACATCAATTCCCATCTGCCGCATTGCCAAGATGTAGTCCTGCATCATCTTGTCGTACTTCTGTTTGTTACCCATCGCCGCTTTTTGGGCCGCAACTTGGACCTTCAGAAGGTCTACATTCGGTTGTTGTTCAGGCGGGGGTAATCCAGTCGGATCGGTGAAGAACTCATCCGCATCTTTCGGGAAAACAGACTTCGCAAACCTATGCGCCGCGGCGAAGAAGTTCTTTTCGGTTACTACCCTTCCTCCCAAACCAGCCTTCAACATCCCATCTTGAATCTGAAGAATCCCCATCGCTCCTTGTAGGACGGTCTGCTGGCTTCCTGTCCCGAGACCTACAGAAACGGTCATGTTGAAACGGTTCTTCCATTCCCGAGGATCGACCTGTACCCATTTCCCCCTCAACTTAACCATCTGGGGTTTCTGCTGGTGTTTCGAAACCAGCTCAAGAAGCTTCCAGAAAATGTCTTTTACACAGGTCTCGGCAAGAATACGGGCCATGAGATTGACCCGCTCCATCGCAGCTTCCGCAAACTTGTCCACAAAAGCCGCTTTGGCGTTGATCGCATCCGGATCTACAGCATTGGGGAAATCAGTAGACCCGACTCTGTTCTGTTTTACCTTGTCGAAGTATTCAAGAAGCCCGTAGAAACTCTGTCCAAGAAGAGGATTTTCTACCCTCTTCATGGCTCCCAGAACTTTGGTTCTCACGATCCCCATCGGACGCCTGGTAAGAAGGTCGTCCATGTTGACCATGCCATCCAGGACTTCAAAGGTCCCGTTATTGGCTATGTAGGCGTTATCTAAAAGCTGCCTGGTGATCGTGCTTTTGATTAACTGAATGTCGCCTACAAGATCATGGATCGACAGACCATAAAACTTGTGCGGCATCATGATTGCCGTACCGCCGACAATCGGGATTGAATCTATTTCGTCTATCGCCAACTTCCCAGATTCTTTGTACTTGAGGATAGTCCTCCCGATCTTGCAGACCTTCCTCAGCTCAGCATATCCGTCCTTGTCGTAATCGACTTTTAGATAGGCCTCACACAGCCAAACCCGTCTTGTAGAGGGGTCTGAATTTCCTTTGTCAGGTGTATAGCTCCATGCATCATCGAATTTGTTTCTTTCAACCCTCTCGAGGTTGAAATCCGCATTCTGAATGTCATCGGAAATATCATCCGGTACTTCATAACCCATCACCCGAATGTCTGAAATAGACTTCAGGGTACGGTGTTCGATAAAACGCGCCTTATTAAGATCGTTAGGCGTTTCCCTCGAGATCAGAATCTCTTCCGGAGGACATGGGTCGATACAAGCCTTCCCGTATTTCTTCGTTCTCCGGAAAACGACATTGTGAAACTGCGCCGGCTGCTGAGTCGTTGGGTCTACGGGCCCTGGTACTGCTTCGTGCTCGATCAATTCAAGCTCGGGGTCCTGCATCAATAGAGCAAGCTCTAAATCGTCGAGGTTTTCGTACTCTTCTTTCCCCTGGTCGGCGTAATCTTCCCAATAGACCTTAGTGAAACCCGTCTTTTGAAGTAGGGCATCTTTGAAAAGACAGTAGAGAACTACAAAACCGTTGTTCTGTCTGGTGAATAGATAATTTAGATAATCCGTCGCTTGTTGGGCGTCGTCTTCGTCGTCCGGGTTTTGAGCATCAAACCTGACGATCTCATCTGCGGACATGAAAATCCGCATGAGAGACGGCATAATTCCCTCTACAGCGTCCTTGACCTCGGTAGTAACTACCTGAGACCTACCCTCGATCTCATTACCGTAAGGTTCGCCGTAGTAATACTGGAGGGCTTGTCTACGCTGCTCGGAGAGCTTCCCTGAAGTAGTCGAGAGGCAGTTCGCTTCTTCGGATTCAATTATCGAAAGGAGTTCGGTTTCGCCCATGCGGCTGGATTCTTTTTATTTTTTGTACCGCATCGCTGGCAAAACATGCCGCGACTAAAAGGAAATCCGCACTCCAAACACTTACGGAGATACGGCACTTTCTTTCTGCTTGCCCATCCTGGCCTTCAAAGCTTTAATCTCGCCAATCAACTTCTCAACCTGAATCTCAAGCTCGCCAGCCCTTCTATTCGCAGCTTCCGCAGACTGAAGGGCTGATTCAGCTTTCGTTTGAGCTTCCCTGGCGAGATTCCACAAGGCAATTTCGGCCACTAGACGATTCCTGTTTTTTTCGGGTAGTTGATCGGTTTGCTCCATTCCTGACTGTTGTTCATGGTCAAAGAATGAAGCGCTGCATACTGAAGAGCATCGTGAAGATGTGAGTAATCATTCTTATCCGGGACATCCCGGTAACGATCCTCTCCCACCACCTGAAGCCTTTTGTACTGATACCTACCGTTGAACCCTCTTCTAACCATGTCGCACTTCGGATCGACCATCAAAGCCGGTTTTCCATCAACCAGTCTGGTTAGATATTTAGCTACCGCTTCACGTCTTCCGATAAAAGCATTCGTACTAGCAGGGACAGCAGCAATCCCCTCCTCCGCCAGCTCCATGAAACAAGTCTTCTCGTCGGTGTCTTTTCTCGACATCCCAGCCGGATCACCAACAGCTTGTATCGAGTGTTTCGGGTAGTTCATTGCTAGATGCGGTTTCACCACATCTCGAGCAAATTGCCTGATTCCCATGTCTTTAGCGAAAAGCTCGTCTACTACCAATAACTGCCCTCTCGGACTCACCTGGCAAATAACACAAGCCGGAGTCAGCCCGTAGTCAAAACCTAGAAGAATCGGAAGGTTCGGATAGACACTCGTTTTCCTGCAGTGGAGCTCGTCATTCCACTCCGGATAAACAGGTCTTCCGTCCGAAATCGTTCCGTACTGCGCCAGCAGAAATACCTTGATCCACTCTTTCGACTTCCCGGCAACCTGCCTCAGGTAATACTCATATCCACCAGGCAGGTTCTTGATATTTTCTGCACCTGGATTCGGAACGTACTCCCCACGCTCCTCTTTCAATCCACCGGGTTGTCTAAAAAGCGTGTATCCCTTCGGCTTCTCGGTCTCGAATAGACGATAGATATAGTGATCGTCATCCGGCATGTTGGTATCCCCCATAACTCCATACCAAGATGCCCCGCCCCATCTCTGCGGTGGATATCTACCGACCCGCTGGCTAGCCATGTCCAAAGCCGGCTTACCCAGTTCTGACATTTCAGAAAGAATCGCCCAGGTGGCTTCTAGAGATTTCAGCTTCCTTACGTCGTCCGGCCTATCGAACGACATAAAGAAAACCTCAAGATCCAGCTTCGTTCCGTCAGCAAGCGGGAAATTCAGCCTCGAGGAAATCGGCGCGTCGTACTTGATCGGAGCAATCCCCAAAGGGAACCACTCCGAAAAAGATTTGATGACCGTCGAGACCAACTCGGGATAGGTGTTCCTTAAAACTATCCCCCTGCTATACCTCACCCCTCTATAAGGGGTCTGCTCTACAGAAACCGTAAACCCCTTCATCAAAGAAGCTACGGTCTTCCCACTCCCAACCGGCCCCTCGATCAGACTGACCGGGCTCCTATCCAGTAAATATGCCTCAGCAACCGGCCCAGGAGCCGCATAGTCGATCGTCTCCAGTTCCTACCCCTTCGCCCTGCGGCGCCTCATGTACTCTCTTTG